TCATTTTTGTATTTCTTTGACTTGTTAAACAAAAACAAAGAGCAATGAAAACAACAAACAACCACCCATTTACAGCAGCAGAAGTACAACAGATGCTGGCTTACACTAACAACGACCTCAGCTTAGCTATTACATACCTATACGAGGAGTTAGAATTTAAAAACCATTTAGGGTAAACAAAACAGGGGCGGTGTAACAGCCGCCCTTATTTAAACAACAAGAGCAATGAATACAGAAAACATTTACCAAGTCCTAGATGACTTAGAAACCTTTGCTGCTAACATAGGCAGCGAATGGATGAAGGAGCGCCTAGCTATGCTAGAGGCTCAAATTGCAAACTTAGAAAATCAATCAACATTATGAAAACAGCAAAAGTAGTATCAGTGTCTCCAAAGGGGGACTTTTCATTTAACGGCAAAACCTTTTACAAATTCTTTGTAACAATGGATAACGGAGATAGCGGTGAGTACAACAGCGTTAAAGCCGACCAAGATAAGTTTACCGCAGGTGCAGAGGTAGAGTATGAGATAAGCAGCAACCAGTATGGAAATAAGATTAAGCCAGTATACAATGGTGGCGGTGGTGGTAGCTACAGCAAGCCTAGTTACTCAGGTAACAATGATGATAAGCAGAAATTGATTGTAAAGCAATCCTGCTTAAAAGCAGCAGTTGATTTGCTAAAGGATAAGGGTGCTAAAAGCACAGATGTACTTAAGGTTGCTGATGCGTTTGTGGAGTGGGTTCTGGAACAGCCCAAGCAGGAAACAAACTACAACACGCATTTTAGCAGCCGAGAGGAGAAAATAGAAACAGCGCAAGCCATTGCAAGTGGCGAGCCAGTAGGTGATGACTTACCATTTTAAATAATCTAGAGATGTTTACTAAAGAAGAAGTTTTAAAGTATAGAGAGATTCGTAAATCTCCTGATAATTTTAGAGTCAGTATCAGGCTATCAAATATTGAAAAAGAAATGTTGAATAATCTTAAACTTGATACAGGAGTAGGATATTCAGAGGCGATTAAAAGAGCAATTTTTAAATGTTACGGATTGTGATTTGATATGAATGCTTAGTAGAGAGGGGTTGGCAATTATGCCGCCCCTTTTTTTTGACCCAATAAAAAAAGATACCTACATTCACGACTATGATACATAAGCACATAATAAAATCAAACCAAACCCTACGATACCTAGAGAGAGCAAGAGAGGGTAAGATAAGCGAGGCCTCTAGGTTTGGTGTTCCTGAAATAGATGACTTCCTGCGCTTTAAAAAAGGAAACTTTGTGGTAGTTACTGGACATGCCAATGTCGGTAAGACACACACAATGACTTACCTGCAGTTGTTACACACATTAGAAAACGGCACAAAGTGGCTTATATACAGCAGCGAAAACGAGGTGCAAAGCTTACAGCGTAAGTTAATAGAGTTTTTGGCTGGCAAGCCAATAAACCAAATAGATGAGCAAACCTTCTGGCGGCACCATAGCTTTGTAGAGGGCCACTGGGCCTTTATAGATAGCGAGTTAATAGTAAATGCTTTTGAGTTACTAGACATCGCAAACGAGGTATATGATGCTTGGGAGTTTCAGGGTATGATGATTGACCCTTACAACAGCCTTACAATACGCAAGGAGGACTTAAAGGGTATAAGCACACACGATTATCATTATGAGGTAACAAGCCACCTAAGGAAGTTTTGTAAGGAATATGGTGTAACTACTATACTAAACACACACCCTGCAACAGAGGCGCTTAGAAAGGTGCATAAGGGCAGCCATGAGTATGCTAACCATACCATGCCACCAATGGCTAGCGATGTTGAAGGAGGCGGTAAATTCGTTAACAGGGCCGATGAGTTCTTTGTAATTCATAGATACACTCAGCATGCGCAAGATTGGGTATACACTGATATACATGTGCGCAAGGTTAAAGAGTTGGAAAGTGGTGGTAGGCCTACATCATTAGATGCTCCAGTAAGGCTAGCCTCAACAGCAGGCAATTGTGGCTTTACAATAAATGGCTTAAATTTAGTAACTAAAGATAGACAAATAGATGAATCTCCATTTTGAGGGTAACAGGCTTTACTATATGGAAAAGGAAGCTGAGCTACACAGAGCACTAGATTACTTAAGCAAGGAATTAAGCGAAAAGGAGTCAATGAGTAAGGAGCAGTTGTGGGAGGTATTCCATATTTGCGCAGATACTTCTGCAGTGTATAGACACATTACAGACTACTTTACTACACTGGACAAATTGATACTAGATGCTCGTATAACTAATGACAAATTAAAGCAGGAGTTGTACGACTTAAAAAAGGAGAACACACGCCTTAACAAGGCGCTTGAAAATTACATGAATGAATTTTAAGAGGAGGATATTAAACGGCCAAAGGTTTGTAGTAAGTGGAATGGAATTTGTGTGTATAGAGACACACGCTTACTTTCAAACTAGGGTAGATGGTGAGGAGTCAGATATTGATGTAGGCAGCAGTTATTACATAGTGCGTAATACATCAACAGGCAAACTCCACCGCATTCCTTTTACTAGAATAATTGAGAAGGATGATGCAGGGGAAATTGCCTTTAAAAGGTAGACTTGCTTTTCAACACTCAAGTAGTTATATTGTAACCAGTTAAAACTAAATAATATGCAAATTGAGTTAAGCCCTATTACTGGAGTCCTGTTAGGTATAAATTACGCCTACTATGAGCCTACCGATGAGTTAGGTGGGCTTAACCTGCTACAGATATGCTGCGGCCTTTTTGTTATAAACATAACATGGGCAGGATAGAAAGGTTTTACAGAAAAAACTTTAAACGCCTTACAGGCTTTATAAAAGAGTATACTGATGGCAGTTACAGCATAGCTGGCGATATAGTACAAATGGTTTTCCTGCGCCTACTTGAAATGGAGGCAGAGGGCAGGATAAACTTTTACGATGAGGAGGACAGCCTTAATTTCTTTTATGTGTACCGCAGCTGTATCAACACAGCACTAAAATACCAAAGGGCCAAGCGCAAGATTAATAAAGTGAGCCTTGATGATTTAGATTTTGATTTTCTAGAAGAAACTGCGTTACCTGAAGAACGCCAAGCAATGGAGCGCCTGCTGGATTATATGGAGCAGGAGATGGATGACTTTCATTGGTACGATGCCAAGATGCTCCGAATACATATGGAGGGCACCAGTATGAATAAAATACACAGGGAGACAAGCATAGGTTTAACAAGTATTAAGAACACTATAAAGAATGGCAAAGCAAGAATCCACGACAGACTCAACGAAGATTGGGAAGACTACAGCAACGGAGACTACAACCAAATCTAAGAAAATTGGCCGCCCAAAAGGCAGCAAAAATAAGCCTAAGGGATTGGGTGATACTATTGAACAGATAACTACAGCTACTGGTATTAAGAAAGTAGTTAAGGCTGTAGTAGGTGAGGATTGTGGTTGCGATGCTAGGAAAGAAAAGCTTAATAAGCTGTTTCCATATAGCCGTACCCCTGAGTGTTTAGAGGAGGATGAGATATCTTATTTGTCCAGTGGCGTGCTGCGTAAAAGCACACTCAAACACGAGGATAGAGAGCGCATTGCGCAAATACACGCTAGAGTATTTAATCATAAGTTTGATGTGCCCTGCACCTGCAGCCCTAAGATATGGATGCAATGGATGCGCCAACTGCAAGAGTTGTTAGATGCAACTGCGTAACTATCTAAAGGATAAACGCAAGCTAACTGAAAGCCGTACCGCTGTATGTGTTGATGTAGGTAAAACAGGGGAGGCCTTGTTTAAGGAAATTACTGGTGCTCATAAATCCTCGCTAGCTGATGATAAGAAGCACATTGACTTTTACTGGGGCGATATGAAGGTAGATGTAAAGGGGCTAAAAAAGATGCACCACACAGGCTACATACTCCTAGAGTTTATGAATGTATGGGGTGGCGATGGTTGGTGCAGCAAAAAAAGCAAGGCCGAGTATATAGCCTTCCAGTTTCCAGATGCCTTTTATGTATTTAGAAAGAAGCACCTGAGGGTGCGTGCATTAGATATGTGTGAGGTGTATAGCCCTGAGTCGGTTACACGCCAAAATTATATACCCTATGAAAAGGGGTTGTATAAATGGCTAGGCAGGTGGAATGCACAGGATGTATTTACTTACCTGAAGTTTGAAGATGTAGAGGATTTGATATTTGAAGTGTTACCATATAAAATAAAAGAGGAATGATACTTATACTATTTGGCATAGGTTTAGGCTTTGCCCTTAACCAGAACAGACAGATACAGAGGCGTTTAGATGATGTAGAGGAATTCCTGCACAAAAAGTTTTTTGAGGAGGAGGAGTAGTTATTTACAAAATTGTGTATATTAGCTGTAAATAATTACAGCAATGAAACTACTTAATGAGACTGATGCCCTTGCAGTAATAGGCGGTTCAAGCCTAAAGGGACAGATTGGTGGCTTTACTTATAGCCGCCTTGTTGATGTATTAGGGGAGCCAACTTTCCCTGAGGCCAGTGATGATGGCAAAGTGCAAAAGGAGTGGGTGTTCACCTACGAGGGTAATGTATTTACTATTTACGATTGGAAAACTTATGATGAGGAGTATACCACTACAAGGCTGTACAGCTGGAATGTAGGTGGCCACTCAGCGGCATATGATTTTATTTTAGCAGTAACAGAAAAACTAGAGCAATGAAAAAGATTGATTGGAACAAAGTAGCGGTAGTAGCATTCTTGCAGACTATGGTAATTTTAGGAATGGTTGCTATGATAGCAGTGTATGAGTTAGTAGAAATGTTAACCTGTTACTCATGTTGATGTTAGATGGAACGGACTACGATAGAGATTGGTTAGTCCAAAAGGCTGTAGATGACAGCTTTTACTATGGCCCACTAAACAAGTTGGCCCACAGCAGCAGCAGTTTAAAGATGCTACTGGACAGCCCAAAGACTTATTACAATGTAATGAAGTACGGCAAAGAGGAAAGCAGCCCAGCGCTGCTAATGGGTAGGGTGATACACACTATGATACTGGAGCCTGAAAAGTTTGATGATATATTTGAGGTTGTAGAGGTAGCTAGTAAAAACACAAAGGCCTTTAAGGAGGCCCAGTTGGATAACCCTAAGACTTGTATTACCAGAAAGGACATGCAGGCAGGTGAGCGTATGGCTGATGCTTTCTTCAGGAACGAAATGGCAATGCAGTATATGCAAGGCAGTGAGTTTGAGGTGCCCCAAGTAGATGTATTAGGCGGCTACCCTTTTAGGGGTAAGGCAGACATCAGGACACCTAATGGCGTTGCAGACATTAAGACAACTACAGACTTAAAAGCCTTTAAGTACAGCGCTGATAAGTATGGTTATGACTTACAGGCATACATATACTGCAACCTGTTTAAGGTTAGCTATAAAGACTTTACATTTATTGCACTGGACAAAAGCAGTACGGATGTGGGCATTTATACAATTAGTGAGGAGTTTTACAAAAGGGGTGAGGCTAAGTTTAACAGGGCTATAAGCCTTTATAAAGACTTCTTTGTAAGGGGCCAAGACTTAGATACTTACACCATAGTAGGAGAGTTGTGAAAAAGCACACTAAAGTATACATGCAGCACTTTAACTATGTGCTTGATGACTTTATACCCTGCGAGGTATGTGGTAGTAGGGCTGTAGATATACACCACATTGAGAACAGAGGTTCTGGTGGTAGTAACAGCAAAGATGTAATAGAAAACTTAATGGCCGTATGTCGGCCTTGCCACCTAAAATATGGTGATGTACCAAACAAGGTAGAGTGGCTTAAAACAATACACAAGAGCAAGATAGATGGATATAGTAGTTATTGACCAGCAGATGATGCTACACAGCCTTTGGAAACAACTAAAGGAACAAGAGGGCATTAAGGATAACAGGGAGCGAGGGAATGTAATATGGAAACACGCATTTAGTGTAGCTGTAATTGAGCAAACTAGCTTGTCGCTCCAACGCATAGGCGAGATAATAAACAAGAATCACGCTACCATTATACACGCTAAGAAGCAACACGAGAGCAATTACGCTTACGATACTAAGTACAGGATGTGCTATGAGCGCATTAGCGACTCTATTTCTAACATTGTAGATGAGTATGATGTAGAGGTAAAAAGGGCCATGCGTTCCAGAAGTGTAATTGTAAACCCTAGCTTAGATAAACTGGAGGAGGAGTGGGAAAAGAAAATGCAGCGCACTAAGCGCAAGGCTAGTGAGCAGTATGCTGAGTTAGAAAAAAAGTATAATGCAGTATGCAAGGCTTTAAAGCATCAAGCCAAGAGGGCTGAGGAATTAAACACAGAATGTCTAAGACTTAAGAATTTATTATGATAAAGATGAATCAATTCCTACGCATTGCAAATGCGAGACTGAAGAAAGTGTATCCTAATAAGATGCAGAGAAAGGCTTGGGCTGCTAATATGTGGCGCAGGTATGTAGAACGACAGAACATAGAAAAGGATTTATAGAATAAAGTAAGGTGCTTATTTACACCACTAACAAGAGTTGAAGCATATAAAGAAGGGTTTATCCATCAATTTCAATGCAGAGACATATAACCTTTAACACCAAGAGAAATGAAAGACACAGACAAGATATTAGCAATGATGGAAGCCCTGCATGAGTTAGCGAAGGATAGGTTGCTAGACTTAATGCAAAGAGATTTAAAAGATAACGGCATAGAGGCCGACTAATGGATTACAATAACGACTTTAAGTACGACTTAGCCTTAGGGCAATTAGGTGAGGGGTGGCTAGGCCACCTGCTTTCCAGTAAGACAATAGAGGTTAAGTTTGACTTTGGCTGTTACCGCACAGGTAACTTTTACATTGAGTATGAGTCTAGGGGCAAGCTAAGTGGCTTGGCTACTACACAGGCCGATTACTGGTTTCTAATTGCAGCAAGTGAAAAGGGCCAAAGGCTTAAAACTGATATGTCGGATGTAGATGGCAGCGATGTGCTGCACGCTGTACTAATACCCACAGCACGACTTAAGCAGTTGTGTAAAACAAACTACCACAGGCTAGGTGTCGCAGGAGGCGATAACAATACATCTGTAGGTATACTAATAAAAGCAAAAGACTTATTATAATGGAGGAAAGTAAAAGCAATATGATTCTGGTAAACAGAAACAACCTTGAGATGTTTATTGCCATTCTAACGCAGGTACACCTGCGAGGCCAACTGGCAGCAGATGAGCAGGCATTCTTGGGAAAGTTTGTAGAGTTACCAGAAGCAGGTACAACACCTAATAGGAGCCAAAGGCGTTTGAATCAGAAGTTAATTCGTGATATCTTTAGAGAGGAAGCATTAAAAGCAAAACAAAAAAAGTAGGTTTTATAATTATGGAAAGAGTAGATATTAGGCAGATACGCCCCAACCCTGAGAACCCAAGAGTCATAAAGGACAACAAGTTCCAGAAGCTAGTAAAAAGCATTACTGAGTTACCACAGATGCTAGAGTTGCGCCCTATTGTAGTTAATAAGGATATGATAGTGCTAGGTGGTAATATGAGGCTTAAGGCTTGTGAGGCTGCAGGCCTAACAGAGGTGCCAGTAGTCTTTGCGGATAACTTAACACCTGAGCAGGAGCGTGAGTTTATAATAAAGGATAACAGCAGCTTTGGTGAATGGGATTGGGATTT